CTCACGGCGGTGTACGCGGCTGTGCCGGGTGAAAAGACAGAACGTTTCACTCATGGTGTGTACATACAAGCTGGTGTTCTCATGCTTCCATATCACTTTGTGCGCACGCTGGACGGGCGCGAGGAGCAAGAGTATCTCGACTTGCGTTGTGAAACGAATGGTGTGAAACACAAGGTGCGGATCTACGCAAAAGGATATGTGCGTGTGAAGGACAAAGACGCAGTACTAGTATTCGTTCCAAAAGCTCCACGCATCAAAAAGAACTTCGCACTCGAACAATTGCCTGTGAAAACGGGGGAGGGTTCCATCAAGGCAGCGCTCTTGTACCTTTCCCCCACTGAGAAGAAAGAAGGTGACACATCCAAGATCTCAAAGGGTTTTGCGTTGGGCAAAGAGTTCCTGACAGTGAAATACCAGGACAACATTGAAAGCACCATATTTGATTGTGGAAGAGGAGTTAGTTACGATTCTACGGTCACAAGGAAAGGATATTGTTGTTCCATCATCGTGGCAAACAGACGTGACGGTGCGATCCTTGGATTTCATATCTCCGGACGACCAAAAGATTCCCAATACAGACAAGGATATGCGCAAGAGATTTTACTGGAAGATTATCAAGAGGCATATAAAAAAACTCAAGAAGCTACCACATGCGCGACCCACACCTGAGATGGGAACATTGGAGACCGTACGACTCGGAAAAGAGCTAGTTCCTAAAGAAGGTCCACACCCAAAAACTGAAATTTTTGATGACCCAGATTTTGATCCGTATTCGTGCATTGAAGTCGTCGGACACGACCCACACCTCCCTCGTTATAAAACACGTGTGAGACAATCCATGCTGAGTGAACCATTCGAGCGAGCGAGCGGTGTTAAAAGGAAGTGGAGATCACCCGATTTCTCAGAACCGTGGAAGCACCACAACAAGAACCTCAAGAAGATAGCTGAGGGTGCATGGGAGATTCCACCTGAATCGCTTCGCTGGGCGTGTGACGATTACTTTGATCAACTCAATGAGGTCCTCCAACCATATATCAGGGAAGAACCTGAATTGTGTAGGAAACTCACTCTGGACGAGGCCATTAATGGTGTGGCCGGATCGGATTTTATGGGTCCTCTTAAAATGGACACTTCTGCGGGTATCCCAAATGGCAAGAAAATTGACTCTGGATTATTTATAGAGCTTCCGCCATATGAAGATGGGAGAAAACGTTACAAATTCGCCCCCCATGCCCAGAAGTATTATGACTGGATGCTGAAGAAATTTGCACAAGGTGAGGGTGTTGGAGTTTTTGCCCGGTCGTGCCTCAAGGATGAGGTTGTAGAAGAAGATAGTGAGAAAGTTCGCATTTTTTACATCCTTGAGTGCATATTCGGAGTTCTGTGCAGAATGTACTACCTTCCAATCTGTGAGTTCATATCACGTCACCCTCTTGAATCTGAGTGTATGGTAGGACTCAATTGTGCAGGACCTGATTGGGAGAAGATGGTTTCTCACATCGAGGAACACGCCACAGACGGAAGACTCATCGATTGGGATTTCAGTGGATACGACCTCAAGAGATCGGCAGATGTCACATGCGCAACATTGAACGTTTATGGGCGTATCGTGGAGAATATGGGTTACAGTGAAGATGACATGAGGAATTTTCATGCCATTGGAGAAGAGTTGCGGTGCCCACTCATGAACTGGAACGGAACCCTCATGTTCCCGTTCCTGTGGATCTCAGGCAACAACATCACCGTCTACGGAAATGGGTCGGACAACTCGATACATCAGAGGGCGTCCTTTCACTACAATGGAGTGCGTGTACTCGGAGATGATTTCCACAAGTTGGGTCGTTACAAGGACAACGAGCACGTTGCAACATATGGAGACGATGGACACGGTGGTTCACGACCTGAGGTTAGAGACATAACGAACTTCAGTGCTCGGAAACGGTATTTCGACTTCATAAACATGGGCTTCACCAACGCGCGAAAAGATAACGAAGCGCAGGATGACATTGCCGCTGATGAAGTTGACTTCCTCAAACGGAAGAGCGTATACCACCCGGCACTTGGTCTTCGTGTGGGAGCATTGGCCACAGATTCAATTGAGAGGATGGGACACATGAGTCACGGAAAAGGAGTTCCAGAAGATTTAGCAATAGCCTCGATCCAAACGATGCTTCATGAGTCTTTTTTGCATGGAGCAGAGTATTACGAGCAGATGCGCACTTGGTTGACTAGTGCCGCCCAGGAGCTTGAAATATGGACGAAAGAGCTGGAATGTGACTTTGATGGAAAGATATTACAATGGAAAGAAAAATACATGCAGGCTGAGATTTAAGCGCCTGCCCCGACCTGTCGGAAG